CACGCTGCGCAGCCATTCGAGGTTCGACGTGATGTCATCGATCCCGTAACCAAACAGCAGGTCGAATTGGCAGTCACGGAAAGGCACGCCAACCTTGTTCTTCGTGCACTTGGCTTTGACGGTCACGCCGACAGTCCGCTTGACTCCCTTGACGGTGCGCGTGATCTGCTCAACGTGGGCGAGGTAGATGATGACGCTGGCATAGAAATCGAGCGCGCGTCCGCCGGTGCGCGTGTACTTCTGTCCGAAGGTGACGCCGATGTTGTCGCGTACCTGCGAAATGATGAACAGCGTGATGCCCGACTGCGCCATGCGCTTGTTGACGCGTCGGAACAACTCCGACATCTTCTTTGCCTTCTCGGCACCAAAGGACGGATCGTCCATCGTGCGCTTCAACTCGGCTTCGGACGACATGGCGTCGAGCGAGTCAAGTACGAATAGGCCATGCTTGCGCTTCTTCGCGATCATGTGCGCAACAGCGTCCTCAAGCCGCTTCGACCAATCCTCGACGGTGAAGCAGTCATTGATGAACTCAGCATGCTCGGGCATGCCGATCTGCGTAGCGTACCGCAGGTCGAAGGCGTCCTCTTGTTCCTCGTACCAGATCGGATCGGACGGGAACCGGCGGGCGAAGTTGGCCGACCCCTCGATGGCTAGCAGCGTTTTGCCAACCGACTTGTCGCCCACGACATTGATGATACGACCCGAGGGCCACCCGCCACTGAGGACGCAATCGAGCACAGCGCAGCCCGACGAGAAGCGCTCAACAGAGGAGGGCTCCGTGAAATAGAGCCCTCCCTGGTCAATCAGTTCTGCGCGTTTCATTTCCCGCGCAGGCGCTCAAGGCGACTGCCAACAGCCTTCCCGGTCTCCTTCGCGTCGCGCTTGCCCCGTGCCGGCGGCTCGTCCTCCTCAGGCTCGTCCAGCTTGGCGCGACGCCTAGAAGGGGGGTCTTCCTCCTCGTCCTTCGGCTCCTCACGGCGGCCGCGGCGCGACGGGGCTTCCTCTTCCTCCTCTTCGGGCTCGGCACGGCCACGGCGCGGCGGCGGCGTATCCTCCGGCTCATCTTCCTCCGGCTCCTCGCGACCACGGCGGGGAGGCGGCTTGTCGTTCTCCTCCTCGTCCTCCGGCGGTTCCTCACGGCGACCGCGACGCGGCGGCGGGGCCTCTTCCTCCTCGTCGCGCAGCCGCGAACCACGGCGGGGCTTGTCGTCCTCCTCGTCCCGTAGACGAGAGCGCGCGCTGCGGGAGCTGCCGCCCTTGTCCTCGTCCTCGTTGTCCTTGCGCGCCGTGCCCTCGAACCGAGCCTTGATGTACTCATAATCGAAGTACTGGATGCAATCGGGGACAGGGTTGTCGGCGGCGAACGCCAACCACTTGTCCGCCACCTCGACGTCATCGTGCAGCGGCGACGACTTGCGAGCGATCTGGATGCCCGTGTATTTGGTGCGGGTGCCCTTGCCCTCGCGCGTGAATTCGATGTCATACCCCTCGTCCGGGTCCTCCATCGCCACAGTCTCGCCGGTGCGCTTGTCGTCGGAGAGGAGGCCGAGATCGCGGTCGAGCGTCCAGGGCATTGCCCAGAGCATCGGACCGTCGTCCTCGTTGTCGCGGTCGACAACCCAGCAGCAAACGCGACGCGACACGTTCAGCTGCTTGGCATACTCCTCGTCGCCCTTCTTGTTGGCATCAACGCGCTCCTCGCACACCGGGCAATCGCCCTTGCCCATCTTGGCGAGGCAGACGTAGGTCTCCTCGTCGGGGCCGATGCCGAAGTGGACGTGGACGTCCAGGCCATAGTTGTTGGAGCCGCTGGCGTCGCCCTCCCACGTGCGGGGCAGGATCCGCAAGCGGTAGCTGCCCTCCTTCGGGGAGAAGACGGGAAAGCTACCAGCGAAGATGGAGTCATACTGACCGCCCTTCTGCTGGCCCCGCTTGCGGATCTCGGCGCTCGAACGAACGTAGTAGCGCGGGCGCTCAGAACTCTTGCGGCTGCCGCGGTCGTCCTCGCGGTCGCGTCCCCGGCCGCGATCATCGTTTCTGTCGCGACGGTCGCGACGGTCGTCATCTCTCTCGCGAGGCATGGTTCTTCTCCGGTGTTAGGATTTCCTCAAGGTGCCACATCTTCCGAGCAAGGAAGTAGTCGATCATCTTGCAACCGACCACATAGACGATGGGCGCTAGCCAGCACGTCTTAATTACCAAACTAACGAAACTTGGAACCAAATCAGGAGGCATCGGTTAACCTTGTCCGCGCAACGCGCTCGCGCACTCGTGACGCAATCTCTTCCCGCTTGCCCGACAATTTGGCACGCGTCGTGTTGACTTGTACCTCGCCAACCTTCGGGTTCGACGAGGACACCGAACGCGACGAGAAGTAGCCAGCCACGTACAGCTCAACGAGGCTGCGCAGCATCTGGCTACGCGCGTGGAATGCCTCGCGCAGCGCCCCGGCCTTATCAGCAGACAGCTTGGCAGCGTTCAGGTCCTCGATTGCCTTTTTGTGCTCCTTGGTCGTGAGGACCTCAGCCGCAACCGCCGCCTCGGTGATCTTGTCTCCGGATTTCGCTGCGTTGTCTCGAATGTCCAAGGCCACTTCAGCGTCGACACGCTTCACGTTGTCGGACGCCTGGTCGCGCAGGGACACGGCCAAAGCGCTAGCCTCGCCGGCTTCATAAAGCAACTCCGGCTGGCGCATCAGCGCCTCGTCGAGTGAGTCTTTGTCAATTTTGAGATCGTCGGGTGTCGGCATGGATATTTTATAGGCTACCAATTCAATTGGAAAGTTTGCGCAGGTCCTTATGCAGCTTGGCAAGGTCGTCGGGCGTGACCATTCGCCGCCCCTCTGCTAGGTCATCGACAAGCGCTTGCATATCCTCCGCCACGATCACCTTGCGGCCATCGTCAAGGACATGGACGCGCAGCTCTTTCCCTGCGACCACTATCGTCGTCATGCGCAGGGAACGCGGAAGCTCAGCCATTACGAGTAGACAACCTGACCAATCGAGCGCAGGAGCGGGCCCAACTTCTCGCTCGGGTTGTAGGGCTTCGAGAACGCCTCGAGGACGTTGAGCAGGTAGGTCGCGCGACGGTCGTTGTCCTTGAGGCCCACCAGCGTAGTCGCTACGTAGTTGGTGACCACGAGACGCACTCCCTCAGGATTCTCGTCCTTCACGGCGCCGACCAGCTTGCTGACCTTCGCCCAATTCAGATCACGCCCCTCAACCAGGAACCGGCAGAGGTTGAGCACGTCATCCGTTTCGAGCGCGATCTCTAGCAGCTTGGCCGCCTCCTCCTTCTTTGTGCAGTGGCCCGCAACCTCAAGGAAGGCTAACGCCTGGCGCGGGCTTTTATTAGCCTTCTTCGCCATGAGCCACAGCACGTCGTCGGTGGCTGCCAGGTTCTCCTTATCAGCAACCCCGGAAAGCAAGGTGTACAGCTCATTCGTGCCAACGCCTTTGAGATCGAAGCGAGCACAGCGCGTGACGATGGTATTGGGCACCTTGTCACGCTCGGTCGTGCATAGGAGCCAATACACGTGCGGTGGCGGCTCCTCGACGGCCTTGAGGATCGATTGCCAGGCCGGCTTCGATAGACCGTGCGCCTCGTCGATAATCAGGCATCGAATGGCGCTCTCGCCCATCGCAGCGTACCGCGCGGTGTTTGTGATTTCGCGCATAGCATCAATGCCGCTGACCGTCGCCGCGTCGATCTCGAGGAGGCCTGCCTGCTGGCAGCCGACCTCGTTGGCAATGATGCGTGCAAGCGTTGTCTTGCCTGTGCCGCTCGGGCCGGTGAACAGGAAGGCATGCGGAGCGCCGCGCTCCAGCATCGTGCGCAGCGACTTCACGGCCTCTGTCTGTCCGATGACCTCCTTCAAGGTCTTCGGACGATATTTGACCATAAGGGAGGTCATTTGGCACGCAGGACGGCACGCTGGCGTGCGGCTTTGTGCTTTGTTGGTCCAGAAGGCATGGCGCCCTCAATGAGCAGACCTGAGTCTTTTCCTCCGTCCCCTGCTCCTAGTCGGGACATATAGGAGCACCAAGCGGTTTGGTTCTGCTCACGCATCATGCCAAAGAGGAGTTCGGTTGCATTGTGCACGCCTAAATCTTTCGATAGAGACAACCGAACCTTTTCAGCAAGCCGGCAGACGTGACGAGGTTTTGCAGGCCCCATCGGCCCCTCTTTGTTCGAGGTATAATCCCTTGGATCCCTACTCCCTAGCGGATGGAAAGGGCAGTGCTTGCAAAAATAATCCATCACAGCACCTCGTGGAGGCCAGAGCGGTCATTCTTTCAACCAATCATCCACAATATCAATCACAGTGTCTCGATAGGCTTTTAGCTGGTCGTTATCAAAGTCACGCCTGGCTCGTTTAACGTCATCACGCGCCCGACCTTCGGCGATTTCTATCGGATCCTCCTCTATAGGTTTCGCTTTTGGAGTTGCTTTTGGCAACTGACCTATTGCCCGCGCCACAGTCGTTCGATGCAATCCGGTCATGGCCGCGATCTGCGAGGCGATCTTTTTGTT